TAGAGATTTTGATTATAGACCACCTGACAAGATAGATAGAAAATCAGGTATAGATTTAAGAGATATTAAAAATAAAGAAACTGGTCAAACAGCTTACGATAGAATGAGAGAGCTTGTAGGAGTAGTTAAAATTAGATACGAAGATGGTAAAGAGTATACATTAAAAGAAATAGTAGAAAAATTAGTAATGGACAAAAAAAGTCAATTATACCGTCTTCCTGATAATAAAGTATTAGGTGAAGATATGAGACAAAATCTAATACTAAATTATGTAAATGCGGCAGAAAATGTAGCTAAATCTATGATATTAAAAGAGTTTCCACAAATAGTAAAAGAGCGTGTTAAGAGAGGAAACTTTAAGAAAGATGAAGTAGAAAAAGCTAATAGTGCTCTAAATGTATTATTAGGGCTATAAAGTACCCCTTTTAGATAAAATAATTAAAATTAAGGAATTTAATGGCTAATAGTTTTGTAAGATATACTGGAAACGGCAGTACAAGTACGTATTCTATACCGTTCAGTTATAGAAGTACAGCAGATTTATCAGCCACAGTCGCAGGAGTAAACACTACGTTTTCTCTAAATGCGGCAGGAACGACTCTGACTTTTGCTAGTCCACCTGCTAACCTTGCGGCTGTTGAGATTAGACGTAAAACGTCACAAACGTCAAGACTAACTGACTATGCTTCAGGTTCAGTGCTTACTGAGACTGATTTAGATACAGATAGTACACAAGCATTTATGATGTCGCAAGAAGCGATTGATAGTGCTGATGACGTAATTAAAATATCTAATACAGATTTTCAATATGATGCTACCAGTAAACAGATTAGAAATGTTACTGACCCTACGTCTGCACAAGACGTGGCTACAAAAGCATACACAGACAGTATTTTAACAACAAACACTACAGCAGTTTCTAACGCTACAGCACAAGCAAATGCGGCGGCGGCGAGTGCTTCTACGGCGGCAGGACATGTTTCTACAGCTTTAGGACACGCTAACACTGCTTCAGGACATGCTACTACAGCGTCTAGCCAAGCTACGGCGGCGGCAAACTCAGCTACACAAGCGGCTAACAGTGCATCTAGTGCAACAGTAACAACAGGATTGGTTATAGCTATGGCTATAGCTTTATAATAAAAGGAAAAAAATGGCTCAAAACTTTAGAAGAAATACAAGCAACAATGTAGGTACTTCACCAGTAAGTGTATATACAGCAGATAGCTTTGATACTATAGTTGGAATAGCTTTAACAAACGTATCAGGTTCATCTATTAATGTAGATTGTTATATTAATGATGGTACTAATGACATACATTTAGTTAAATCTGCTCCTATACCTGTAGGTTCACAGCTACAACTTATTGATGGTGGTGCTAAAATTGTCGTACAATCAGGAGATGTAATCAAAGTAGTCTCTGACACAGCAAGTTCATGTGATGTCTGGGTGTCTGCGGTTGATGCAATTAGTACATAATGGCATATATCGGACAATTTCCTAGTGCAGTAATAACAACAACAGCACAAATTCAAGATGGTGCAGTAGAGTTAGCTGATATTTCTGCGGCGGCACAAGCAAGTTTAGGGACAGTAGATTTTTATGGATTTAAAAAATTAGCTAATGGTACATTACAATTAGATTATTCTAATGGTTCAGATAATTTATCAGTAGCAAATAACAATACACAACAATCAGATATATACGCTGAAAGTTTTGTATCAAAACGAGGACTAACATTTTCAGTAGATGCCACTGGCAATCTGAATGTTACAATATAACAATAATAAGGAGAAAATAAGGCAATTATGGCAACATTAAATTTAGGTAGAATTAAGCCAGTATTTCAAGGTGCTTACAACAACTCAACAGCTTATGTAGTTGATGACATTGTAACATTTGGGAATGAGACTTTCATTTGTATACTAGCTTCTACAGGTAACGCTACTTCCAATGCTACCTATTGGACAAAACTAGCGGCTAAAGGAACAGATGGTACAGATGTAGGTACTACATTAACAACACAAGGTGATATACTTTATAGAGATGGAAGTGGATTACAAAGACTTCCAAAAGGTACAGCAGGTCAAGTTCTTCAAATGAACTCAGGAGCTACAGCACCAGAATATGGAACAGTATCTTCTGACTATGTAAAATTAGTAAGTGGTACTCATAGTGGAACAGAATTAAATTTAGATAATATCTTTACTACTTCTTATCCATTATACAAAGTTTTTATGTATGATGTTATAACACCAAATAGTTGGCTTGGTATGAGAGCAAGAACTGGTGGTGCATCTGGAACAACTTATTCTGGAAGTGAATATAGGTATATATCTAAAATGTTTTATAAACCATCTGGGAGTAGTAGTGATACTAGCGAAGCTGGTTGGGGAGATTCTAAATTTAGAATAGCTTGGACTAACCAATCTAATAGTGAAAAACCACAATATTTTGAATTAACTATTCCAGAACCTTGGTCAACAGCAACGAAATTTACTTATGGATTTGCAAACACTTTTAACAATGACACTTATATTGGTCATGCAACTGGTGCAGGGCAAATAGACCAAACAGCATCAACAGTTTATACTGGTTTAAATTTCTATCAAGATGGTGGAAATTCTTGGACAGGTAAATATTCAGTTTATGGATTAAAAATATAAGGAGATAAAATATGACAATTAAAGTAACATCAACTCAATGGGAAGATTATTCTGAAGCAGAAAAACAAAAGTTTATTGATGATGGTAATGCAAATAAAATCAAAGATGATGAAAGAAAAGCTAAAGAAGAAAATACTAAAGCTTTAAAAGCTAGTGCTAAAGCAAAGTTAATTGCAGGTGAAGCTCTTACAGAAGACGAAGCAAATACAATAGTAATATAGGACACTAATGGCTTATATAGGAACAGGGTTATCCAACTTACAACAACTAGATAAGCTAGACAACATAACATTATCAAGTGCTACAACGTACAATATAACTAAAGGTGGTACAGCTTTTGTACCGCTATCAGCTAATAATGTAATTTGTAGTATTAATGGTGTAGTACAGTTTGGTAACTTTACAGTATCAGGCAGTCAGATAACATTTACAGGTGCAACACTAACGTCATCTGATGTTATGGACTGGATATTGCACATAGGTAGTGGTGTTCAGCTACAACCTAATGACAACTCTGTTACTGCGGCTAAATTATCTACAGCAGGTATCTCATCAGGACAAGTATTTAAGGTTAATGATGCAGGTAACGGTTGGGAACTAGGTAATGCTTCTTCAGCAGAAGTATATGGCTTTGAAAGATACTATGACCCATCAACTATACACATAGCTGTTACAGAAAGTGGCGGTAAATACGTTATAGATGGTGTGTCTCAGAAAACAATAGAATTACAAGAAGGAAATACTTATGTATTTACACACCCTTCAGCACACCCATTTAGATTTTCAACAGATAGTGGGAATACAAGTGCTTATACTACAGGGGTAACTGTAAATTCATCAACACAAGTGACATTTGTAGTACCTAGTGGAGCTCCAACGCTTTACTATTACTGCACTTCACACTCAGGTATGGGTGGACAGGCTAATACACCTGCACCAAGACCAAACAAATTAAGATATATCACGACTAATCAAGGTCAAGATAACATTACAAACGCAACTTACGCCACGTTTAGTGATGTCTTATACAGTGCTTCAGGTTTTACCTTTAGCATGGACAGCAATGGCGACTTAATAGCTACAATATAACAAGGAGAAATAATAAATGGCTACAGTAAATATCGGTTCGTTGAAATTCAACTGGAAGGGGAATTATAACGGAAGTACAGCCTATGCGATAGATGACGTTACAGAGTACAATGGGTCGTCTTACATTTGCATATTGGCAAGTACAGGTAACCTTCCAACTAATACTACGTACTTTCAACCAATGGCAACAAAAGGTACAGACGGTACTGACGTTGGCACAACAATAACAACACAAGGTGATATTTTATACAGAGATGGCTCTGGTCTTCAGCGTTTAGCGGCAGGTACGGCTTCGCAAGTTTTACAGACTGGTGGTGCAGGTGCTAATCCATCTTGGGCAGATAGTTCTGGTGGAAACTGGGAGTTTATAAAATCAATAACACCAACAGCAGGTGCGGCTACAGTACAATTTGTACATGGAACTGGCGGAGTGACTTGGGATAGTACTTATATAGCTTTTAAAGTATCTGGATATGGTACTATGTCAAATTCTCAATATGGTACTCCTGCATTAAGAATGTTGCAAAGTGGTTCGGAAGTTGCTTCTGACTATTACCAAGCGGCTCATCACAGTTTTGGCTCTGGATATGCCGAAGATAAAAGTTCTTATGTATGGAACTATCTTGATATGTCAAGAGGTGGTGCTTATGGTAGTACTGGTTCTGTAGCTAAAGGTGGTACGCATTGGGAATACATTATAGATAATGTTCAAAACGCACACAATACCATAATGGCTAGAGTTTGTTGGGAACAAGATAACAATAATTTTACTTTTATGCATGGTGGTTGTGTAGTTAAAAATGGAAACAATCACAATGGCGTATCAATAAGAACAAACACAAACTATGGCTCTAATAGTATAACTGATGGAAATTGGCAGGCTAGAGGAAAAGTAGTGTTGTGTGGAATAAAAGCATAAGGAGATAAATATGGCTTATATAAAAAATAATGATGATGTTTTTTCAGTAGAATATGATGGACAAAAAATAATTTGGAATGGTCAAAGACACGCAACAGAAGAAGAATGTGCTGACATTGTTGCTAATCAAAAGACACCAGAAGAATTAGAGGCAATACATCAAACAAGAATAGATGCTGTTGCTAAAAGAGAAACTGATAAAACTAATGCTAAAGCAAAACTTGTAGCAGGGGAAGCTCTGACAGAAGACGAAGCTAACACAATAGTATTATAATAAAGGAAAAAAATGGCAATCATAACAGTAAGAAATCGTGCAATAAACCTAGATGCGGCAGAAATTCCTAATATTTCCGCAGACAAGATTACTTCAGGTAGTATGTCCGCAGACCGTATCGGAAGTGGGACTTTCGCAGACGCTAGAATAGCGGCATCTAATGTTTCACAACACGCAACTTCTTTTGATGACAACAAGATTGTCAATGATATTTCTACATTAGGATTAAGAGTACACTCACAAGAAAATCTTAATGCAAGTAATTCTAACTCTGCGTCTTTTGATGTATTCCAAGATAGCTCGGCTATTTCTAATTTAACTAATTTTTTCAGAGATACTGGAGAATTTATGTCAACTATATCGGCTCAAACTGGATTAGTATTTTTGATGGACGGTGGAGAAAATGGTTCTGTAGATACAAATAATTTTTACAATTTAGCAAGTGGTTCACCAGTAAATAGAGATGGTGTAAATGATAACGGGAATGCGGGTAATGCAGGAATTTACACATCTCAATATAAATTTGGAAGTAAATCTTATTATTACGACAATACAGCAAGCACACACGATTTCAGACATTATTTTAATGCGTCATCAGATTGGGATTTTGGAACAGGAGATTTTTCAATAGATGGATTTGTAAGATATTCAACAGACGCACACGAACACTCTATAATGGGTGTAGGTGATGGTACTTCTAATGGTTCTTTTTACATAAGAGTAAACGAATGGAACGCAGACCAATTAGTTTTAAATTCAAAGTATACTACTAATGGTCACGCTAATATACCAAGCACAGGAATGTCACCTAATACTTGGTTTCATATTTGTGTAGCAAGAAAAAGTGGAGTGTTAAAAATATTTATTGATGGAATTTCAAGAACAGTCACAACTTCAACTAACTGGGCGACAACTCCTATAGGTAATTCAACTGAACAATTATCTTGGGGTACTGGTATGTATGCACCTACGGGTATGCAAGGATTTATTGATGGGTGGAGAATATATAAAGGAACAGCTAAATATTTTGATAGTAATTTTACACCACCTACAACTCAACCAGTAGCTACTGTTGCAAATGCAACAGGCTCATTTACTGGCAACAATATTACAACATCATCAACTAACAAGATGGGTGCAGTAATTACTTATCAAGATAATGCAGGTACTAACGCATTAAACACAGATATAGTTTTACAACTTTCAGCAGATGGTGGTTCAAATTATTCTACTGCTACAATGACAGCTTTACCAGATTTTGCTACTGGAATTAAAATGGCAAAAGTAAATGACTTATCTGTTACAGCAGGAACAAGTTTAAAATATAAAATATCTTTTGCTAATCAAGCTCTTGGTTCAAAAGAGGCTAGAATAAGAGGAGTTAGTTTACAATACTAATGGCTAGAAAACTAACTGCTAAACAGTATGCTGATGTGGCTACTGGAGTTAGACTTTCTTCACATGAAAAGTTATGTGCTGAAAGAATGAAAGTATTAAATGAAAATATAAACGAATTAAGAAAAGAAGTTAAGAGTTTAAGAAATGATGT